GAGATACTTTTTAAATATAATAAACAACAGACAATTTCCCCTCAAACTGTCAGACAATTACCAGGAAGAGCGTTTATAACTTAAAACATATTGTTAACAATTTATTTACAATTATGTCATAATGTGTTAACACTAATACAGTATTATAATCATAAAAGATAAAGAAACAAAGACGTCAAGGAAAGACTTGAAGAAAGGAATTGTAATGAAGGTATTAGTTGCATGTGAAGAATCGCAAAGAGTAACAATTGAGTTCAGAAAGTTAGGTCATGAGGCTTATTCTTGTGATTTATTAGATTGTTCTGGAAATCATCCGGAATGGCATATCAAGAAAGACGTCACGTTATTATTGAATGGGAATTGTATTTTTTATACTGTTGATGGAGCTGAGCATGAAATTTCTGGTAAGTGGGATATGATAGTAGCATTTCCACCTTGTACTTATTTAACCGTAACTGGTAACAGATGGTTTAACTATGAAAAGTATGGTGATAAAGCAATTCAACGAATGCTAGATAGAAACGATGCAATTAAGTTTTTTATGACAATCGCAAATGCTGATTGCGACAAAATAGCAATTGAAAATCCTGTGGGAATAATGAGTACAAAATGGAGAAAACCAGACCAAATTATACAGCCTTTTGAGTATGGTGACGCATACGAAAAGAGAACATGCTTATGGTTAAAAGGTTTACAAAAGCTCATACCAACAGAAATTGTAACTATTCCCGATAGAGTGGAATTTAAATCTGGTAAAACAATGGCTAAGTGGTATGTTGAAGCGGCGAATTTGTCAAAAGAGCAACGCGCATTAGTAAGATCAAAAACTTTTCCAGGTATTGCTAAAGCAATGGCGACTCAATGGGGAGGCAAAACAGTAAAAGATCAATATTTTGATACAGATTGTTTACAGCCAAATAAAACAATAATTGCAAAAATTGAAAATATTAATCATTGTCCAAATCAAAACACATGCTGTATTGTCTCACCTTTTGTACATTGCAATTATAACTACAAATCAGATAGCTGTATTAAAGCGCATAAGAATTTATTCGACATAATCGTTTAAAAGTGTTCTGGTTTTCATATATTGCGAGACAGCTTGATGAGGTTAGAAGAAACACTAGTTATTTATATACGCCATATATTACAGCACATAGAAATAGATGGTAATGTCATAGCTGTTCTATCGGCTAAACGGGAAGAAAGAGAGGTTGACACCATGGATAATTTAACACAGATAAAGAAAAATAGACTTTTACAAGAAAGCAAGGATAAAATTTTAGAAACACCACTTTTCTATAATGACATTATGAAAATGTATGCTTATATCTACGATTGCACAGCCAAAAGTGATACACTGGGAGAGATTCAACTTATGGAAACTGTAAAATCATCACTTGATTTTCTTGTAAGGGGGGTAATAAAATGAGCTGTTTAGAGTGGGACTATAGTATTTATATTGAAGTGACTTGTTGTGATTCAAAAGGAAACGTTAAAAAGGAATTGATAGACTAGACTCGATTTGCGATGATTTAATAGATAGAGTTTTGAGATCATATCGAGAATATTACATAGTGATTTCATGGGAAATTTGTTTAGTACCTAAACGTTCTAAATAAAAGGAGTAAAGAAATGATTATTGACGAATTTCACTGGATATTTGATAAATGTAAACGCAAAATAGAATTTTATATGTCTTATTATAATGGAACAGAATTTTATAAGTATTTCTATCAATCAAGAAAGATACTATTAGAGCTTACTAGAGTTGATGAAATAACTAGTCTGTACTGGAATGTAGTATTTTTAACTGTTATAGTAGATAATATAATTAAAGAGCAAAACAACATTGCAAATAAGGAGAAAGAAAAAAATGCGAAGAATGAAATATAAATATTGTGTAGAGATTGCATATCTGGACACCGATACCGACTACATAAAAGTAGAGTATATCGAAACGCTATCATATAACGCGAAGGAAGCTAAAGAAGATGCTTACTCTTATATCAATCGTTTTCCAAATGTTTCTCATCCTACACTAATGGAAGTATACAGAGCATAAAAAGAGGGGCTTAAGCCCCTCTTTATTAACTTAATGGAATATTAAACTCGACACCATACAATTGGATTTCATTTACACTTGTGAAAGTAGCGTACCCACTGCCGCTTATATCAACCAGTCTAATATAAATACTACCACTGTCAACTTGTGTGGCATCGAAAGGATTGATAGTGAGAACCGCCATGCATTGATGATAACCGCTAGCATCATGAACAACGGCATTGCAATTACAGATACTTTGTTCATTTACAAAAGAAAGATTGTGACTCATAACTTTAACAGCGGCATTTGTGAAATTCTTGGCTGGACTGAAAGCCAAATCAAGAAAGCTAGCCACATGCCTAAAGCTACAATGTGCGTTGGTATTAGTCAACACAACAGGCATTTTGTAGTCATTCAGTGTGCAATTAACACCGTCAAGTGCAAATTCACCGCTCCGATTCCATGCCGCATACCCGCCTATTGCTTTGTAAATCATATCTGCAATTGAAGATTGCCCACTAGCGTTAGGGTGGATATTATCGCTGGCAAGAACACTAGTCCAACGTAAAGCACTGTCAGCACCACTTAAAAACTTAAACTTTCCCCAGTAAGTCTCGTAAAGCGTTTTGATTTCATTGTATGCTTTAGTTTTTGCAACAGTTGTAAAACCGATGATAGGTGTAGCAATCCATCCAATGTAAAGTGTTGCGTTTGGTAATTGTGACATTAAAGCAATCGTATCTTTAATACCGCTATTGACAGTAGAAGAAGCAATAAATTGATCATTCCATCCACCTGCAACAACAACATATTTAACTTGTTTCTTTTGCTTATCTGTTAGTGTAGCGATTGCCTGTGATAGCAGTTCTGAAAAGTGAGTATTCGCACCAAAACCGCTGCCACCTAAACTTTTATTAACATAAAATGTAGCATCACTGAAATACTTTTCATGCAAGATATCGCACCACGGTTTCACCATGCCATCCGGTGTATATCCTTCCCCGTACGAGTCGCCAATTGTAATGATTCCATACTCTGTTAACCATGTATCAATAATATTAGACAATTCACCACTTGCCTTTAAAGCATCAAGATAATTGTCAATGGCGGTGATATAGTCCAAATTATCAATATAATTTTGAACGTCTGCCTGCCATTTGTTCCACTGGGTATAGTATTCATCCCATTTTATATCAAGATCCTTTACAGTTCCCAGTAGCCAATCAAGATTTAAATTGTGAAAATCTGTATACGGAAAATTTGAAAATGCCATACTATCACCCCTTTTTACTTAAATTGATCACTAGGGATCTCGTTGTACTCGTTTCCGTCATCACCCGTAACTAAAATTGGTTCAAAATAATGACTGTCAGGTATTTGTCCAAATTTTTCAATTAAAATTCTGATTTCAGCTTTATCGGCAATATTTCCCACTAATAGATTAAAGGTGGATGGTGAATGCGATCTAACAGGTGGGATATGATACACATTATTACTGCTAACGACAAAATACGGATATATTTCACTAATGTTATAGAGATATAAAATATGAATAGATTCATAACTATATCCATCTGGTAATGTAATTGGTACTCTGTTAGTACTAAGCTCGTTAGGATTGATATAAATTCTAATACAATTACCTCTAATCTCGTTATTCATATGTACCCCCTTTTTCCCATCCAAAACCATCAATAACACCAATTGAAATTGTTTCAAGCTCTTTTCCGCAATGCATGAAAAATCCATGTCCAATATCAAGCCCTATGTGCCTTCCCCTGCCGCCAAAAGTTGTATACAGTAAATCTCCGTCTTTAGTCGCGTCAGGAGTCGTTATATTTGTGCAGCTGTTTATGTATGCTGTCGAATACATAAATTTCCCTGTTACAAGATTGATAAAACCGCTGCAATCAATCACTGTCTTTCCTAAACAGAAAGCCTTGATTTGCGCTTTCTGTTGAGCGTTATACTTTTTAAAATAATTTGGCTCAGCCGCCCAAAGCGATTCAAAAACCTCAGGAGTACACTTTTGCCCCTTCGCGCCGTAAAGGTACGCGTATTGATCGCGGTTTTTGTAAAGTTCCCTCGCCTTTGCAATATAGGCAACGTTCTTATCCGGAATATTATAAATCATAGTTTAGCTCTCCTTATCTTTTACTATTGTCAACAACTCAGTGATTACCTTTGTGTTGTTGTTCAATGCGTCAACCCACTTTGCACTTTCCTGGTCATGCTTCTCATACCAGGTTTTTCTTTCTTCTCTCTGTCTCACGTCAAGCGCGTTTACATACCACATTACGGCGCCAAGGCAAACACACGGTACACCAACCATTTGCGCGATTTGTGCAATTGCATTCATAATTTCCATATCACCACACTCCTATTAAAAGTCTATCTGCATAAAGCTTGCAAACCTCATCAAGAAAATTGTAAGCTTTAGTCAGATCAATTTCCGCTTGCATCATTTGTTGCGACGTTGTAACGCCAATGTTTCCGTGAATCCTTCCATCATGCTTTCCGTTTGTTGTTGACTCATCCAAACCATTGCTAACACTTCCGTGTGAGGTGTCAGCGCCAAAAGTTTGGGAGTCGCTACCACTATCAGTTGTGTTGTCAGTGTTGGCAACCTCAGGAGTTGAAGAATTAAACGCTGCAACCTTATGAGTACTGTCGGAAACTTTTCCAAAAGTTGTTGTAACGCTACCTTTGTTAAACGTTTCTTCAGTATCAACTTTTCCCTTTTGGAAAGTGCCGCCGCCCGTGTCAGTCCAACTTTCCATTCTATCATAATTTTCTATAGGATTGTATTCAAGCCGTGTTACTTCCCACAAGTGATCAATAGTCCATTGTAGCGACCGTGCTACACTTGTAACATGCCGTCTTAAATATTTGGGGTCTTGATACACGGGGGTTAGATCACCATATGAAAGCAAAAAGTGTTCAATAAGCTGATCTTTTGACAAACCTTTAACATATATATCGTTAAAGATATTATTATCATAGTCATACAGAGTCGCTATTGGAATTATAGTTCTCACGTTGTTCACCCCCTCTAATATTAGGATACCTCAAACGTGCTTTAGTGTTAAGGTTATAATGAGCATTTACCTTTTCTAAACATTCATTAATTGTCTCAACCCACAATTCACATTTTGACATTACAGCGTTTTTGGTTTCTTCCACCTCATCCGTTATCATACGTTCTTTTTTCTCAGGTGCTGTATAAATACCAATTTCCATATCAAAAGCGTGTTTGAGTTGTTCAACGCTTTCCAATGCAGCTTTAACAACATTGTAACATTTTTCAATGTCATTATTAAAATACTCGTAGAGTGGTCTACCAGTTTCCTTATCAAAAAGTGATTGATTTATTACAACCGCCAACTTGCCACTCATAATATCGTCAAAAGCAGCCTTAAAAGTCTCACTTGCGCTTTTGTTTCGGGCCGTAAAAATAAAACCAAACTTTGCAAGTGCACTAGCAACGTCACAGTTTGAGAGCGTTAACGCTACACGCTGCGCATATGAATTGATAAGATCTCCAATACCGCGCCAATCAGGAGCTAATTTTACAATCTCACAATCTTCGCCTATAACCAAATCGCCATTAAAACTAGCGTCAAAAGCTGGATTAGCAACTATATAATTTGTGGGCTGATATTGTACATCAAAACCATACGGGGAACCATGTTGCGGTATGACGCCAAAACGTGCTGTATTCATAACACAAAAGTTTCCTTTTAAAAACAGCAACGGATAAATATAATTTTTCGCCCAGTTTTGAGGCATACCTTCAAAAATTATAAGACTTTCGGCACGTTGCAAAAAGTAGCGAAAGTATGTTGCATAGTCCCAAGTATTGTTAATATGGATCATGTTTGGATTTTGCCTTGACTCATATTCGTTAATAATAGGACTTGATACACCTTCGCCAACATAATATCCACTATATACAAACGGTTTCATTCTATAAACATACCCCCATTCAAAAAGTCATTGATTATCGCTTTTCCGTTTTCAGTTGCGCTGCAACTTACATCAGCACTTTCACACTTAACAAAACCAGTTAACCCCGAAAGCGAAGTAGGATTGCAAAGTGGTCGTCCAAAGTGGTTAACATCAACTGTCTTTTGTGTGAAAAATCTACATGTTAATGTACAAAAGTTTTCTTGCGATACGCAACCACTTGAACCGCTTGAAGTAACATTACTTGAAATCAACCCGCCAACTAAAGAAAGTACACCGCTGACAGCTCCTAAAGCATTACCAGTTACAGCGCTAGCAACTAAACCACCTGCCCCTTCTACAATATTTCCCCCTGCATTACTAGAACGGCTAGAAAAGCCAACGTTTGCGCCAGCACTACCAAAATAATATCCAAAAACACCTTTGCTATTAAAAACGCTTGCGCTGATATTTCCGTTTATATCCATTTGCATTCCAACATATATTTTTCTGTCGGCTTTTATAAAACTACCATCAATTGGAATAGTACCTATATATGGAATTGCAAGGGTATACTTTGAAAAAGGTTCAACGTTTCTATAATCAAAATTTTCTACTTGCGGATGGCTTGGGGCTGTAACTGAAACTACATTCCCCCAAATTTTGCCATTTGAAATAGCAGTACCACTTCCACAACCTGGAATCGGACCAAGGGATATAGAATCGCTGCCGCCCCCTATTGAGACGGGGACCCAGCAAGCGGATATAATATAGTCTTGCGTATTGAAAACTTGTTTTGTAATTATATCGCCTATTTTTGTCCAGTCCGTGAGCGCATCAATAAATGTTGACGAGTATAAATAATTGCACAAGGCGGAAAACTGTGCTGGACTCAAAGCATGGAAAGCGTTTCCGTTTTTCCCTGCTGTTGTAAGTATGATACTTCCGGCATTAGAAAAACCAAAATTATCTGATACAGCTTGCTGTATTGTTGTACTTGAAGAAGTTGGGAAAAGCGTATCAGACAATTCTTTATCAAAAAGGCTACTTGATCTTGTTACATACTGTGTATTAGCTAAAATCTCGCTTTTGTAGCTTGCCAAATAATCACATGTACATGATATTTCATATGTAGATTCTACGTATGTAACATCATTGACAAAATAATATCTTCCAAAAGTTTCACAGTATGCAACATTCCAATCAAACGGAGAAACTGACTGCAAAATAAATGTTGGTCTTTCTACGCTCGTACCGCTTTTAAGCACACACGTTGCAGTTTCGGCAAGAGTTGGAATTTTTGTACTGTTTATACGTTTGTCTGACTTTCCAAATTTAACTTCAAATGCCAATGTACACTCCTTTCAAGAAAAGGGGCTTGAAGCCCTTTGTTTAATCAAGTAAAATCAAAATTGCATTCTCAGTAAAGTCAACCGGAGTCTTAAACGTGTAATGATTCCAACCGTTTCTAAACAGATACCTAGCATTTAACGGCTCCATAGCGCTTGATTGATCAACAGGTACAATTCCTAGCGTGTCAATGTCCATCATGATACCTAAAACGTTCTCAACAGTCTTGTTTGTAAGTGTAAACTTACTTGTACCGTCTGCCTTTACGCCTTCCGCGCTGCCCTTGATGGTCATAGGATTTTCGGGATCCGTCCAGAAAGTAACCTTCTCATAATCGCCCAGTTCTGCCTTTTCTGGATGGAAAAACTCGCTTCCGTTTGCCTCAAAATAGTTTCCAAATTTTGAAACAAGATAGAAACGCAAGTCTCTTGCATCCGTGTGACGGTTTACAACTTTGTCTGTGAAATCTCCGTGAAAACGGGTTCCGCGAATGGCAAGGTTTTCTTTTAGAGTTTTCATCTCTGCCGACAACCACACCATGAAGGGGCGAAAATCAGCCGGATTCATGATTGTTTTTGCAGTCATTGCAAGCCCCGTCTCAGCGTTATACTTTGTTAACGCATGAAATACTTGATTTTTCTTGCAAAGATTTCCTGCTGTTGGCTCTGCACTGCCAGCATCCGCAAGGATAATTGCAAGGTTTGCAAGCTGTGCACGGGCGACATTCTCCAAGTCAATCTCATAAATGTTTGAAAACTCTGTCATAAGCATGGAGAAATAACTTGCAACTCCATCTTCAGAATCGAATGCAGCGTTTAACTGATTCTTCCAAATAGTATATTTTCGCGCAAAAGTTTGTCCCCCGCCTGCGATTGTAAGAAGTACATCATACTTTACGGGCTTTGTTCCTGCTTTCCAATCCTGGCTTGCCTCTGGTTTAGCAAGTTCCGCGTTTATATTCCACTCATCATTGTCAATGTTGGAATCGTTTATAATAGGTGTAAACTTTCTAATATAATTGCCGTAGCGTTGCGCGTCCCAAACCATACCAGAAAGTTTTCTTGAATAGGGGCGAATGCTAAAAATAGTCTTTGCAAGGACTGTTGGAATAATTTGATAGAGGTTATCATCTTCCCTCTCAAATCCCATTTTAAACGTGTTTTGCATCTGCCCAAAGCTTAAATTCTGCCCCGTTTTTCTTCCGGTGTATTCCTCGTACATGGTATTCAAAATAGCAGAAATTTGTGTATAATTTAAACTTGCCATAGTCTACCCCCTTAGAAAAACTTACTTAAATCGGTATTGCCGTTTGAACCACCAAAATTAGCCTTGCCATTGGCTAGCTGCTGCGCTTTTACAAGCGCTGTTGCAAACTTGTCATAGTCAAAATCATTTGGGGCTGCTTTTGGTTCTGCCTTTGGTTCTGCCTTTGGTTCTGCCTTTGGTTTTGCTGTAACGTCAAACGCTGCAATTTCATCTTTACTGTAGCCTGCATTTACAAGCTTTAAAATCTCATCAATTTTCATATTTTAACCTTCTTTCTTTATTTTGTTGACAGCTGTAAACAGAATCGAACTGTTACCTTGTGATTCAAAGTCACATGCGCTACCCATCTGCGCTATACAGCAGTAATAGGCGGTCTGTCTGTCGTCCCCGACTCGCACACACTGGCTAGTGTTTGGATAGTGCAACCGCCTATTTATTATATATCATTTATATAATTGTTTGTCAATTACAACTTTATAGAATATCATACCATGATACACAATCAAAAGATGCTAAAAAATCGCACTGTGTTTCATAGTCTGAAAATGTTATGTCACCACTAATAAACATTGGTTTTAGATACTTTTTACTACTTGTTTGCCACCTCTCTAATGATGATGGAGAAGCATCAAAAACATCATCACAATGAGAACGCATAGGTTTAGTCACGTAAAATTTAAAGTCTGATTTATGGAGCCACACAGAAAACAGAGGTGTTTTCATATCGTGTGTATATTCCTTTAAGTTTTGATGCCGTATTCTGTCATCTTCCAAATCCATAAATTCATTATCAAGTTCCATTTTCGCTCTGCCTTTTGGAAGATTTCTATAGAAAGCGTTTTGTCTCTTTTTCTCAGAAATAGGAGACTTAAACGGTAATATAAGTGTTGTCTCGCACCTATCTACTTGTGTAATTTCAGTTCTTTCTTTTACCGCCTTGTAACAGTCTGGGATAAGTCTATATCCAATTAAAATGTTAGACATAATTGCGTTAGAGTTCCCAAAAAACCATGTTCTTATTTTTTCCGTTTCCGAGTCTGGGCGGTTTCTGAAAAGAACCTCCATAATATTTTTGTATGCCTGGAATTCATTTTTTATAGGTCTGTCACCTTTTTGTGGAATGAATTCATCAAAAATTACATCATAAAAGCGTGTGAAATCTATACCTGTTTTGTTTTGAAAAGTAGACAGCGAAACACCTACTATAAAAGGTTTATCGTTTTGCAAGTCCTCGTCTGTCAGATACGCTTTGCCATAACCTTTTTTGTCGTTATATTTCAAACGAATATCTTTTCCAAACCAATCATGTTTTACAAAGTCGCCTATAGTCGAAAAGCTGTTCTCAAGTGAAACGTTTGTTCTGCGCACGTATAAAATAGGGAAGTGCCCATCATTCCAGATATCACATATCAAATGCGATTTTCCGATACCTCTTCCGCCTATGATATCTATATATCGCTGTCCAATATCACAAATATATTTATAATTCAAATATCCGTTTTCTTTGTATAAACTCATAGTCATATTATCACCTCTTTAACTTAAAAGAGGGAAGTCGTTTTGACTTCCCTTCCTGCCTTATACCAGCTCAAAATTCATATAAGTCCTGCCTGCCTTACTCTGCGATCTTGTCAGCTTAAACTGTAAATTGTAGTTGTCCATAAAATCATACGCGCTTTCTGCCGTCTTGATAACTGTTGGACTTGACGTTGCAATTGTTACAATTTCACCCGTCTCAATGTTGGTATGATAAAAAACAGCTACTTCCTTATTGTCATCTGTTGTGTAGCGTACATAATCTGTAACATTTACGATAGTATCATCTGGTAAATTTTTCATTAACAAATGATTGTCATTTGCCATCTTAAACATTTCTTTCTTGTCAAATTCTCTTGATTGTCTTTCAATTCTCATTTTCGTTATCCTCTTTTCTTTTATTTAAAGGTATTATCCTTTACAAGTATATAATAACTTATTTACAAAAGTTTTGCAAATAAAACGTTATTTACTCAACTATTTCATCAACTATAGTGTAATTCTTGATTTGGTCATCTGATAAACCGATTTCATAGTCTCGTGCTATCATACAACTATAGCCTGTATACTCTGTTATTGCTTCTTTGCCTTGATAATCAACAACTTTTGCTTTTGTGACAGTATCGCTGTCATTATACCAGATTTGAAAACCACCACTATCTTTTATTTTAAAACCGTCTCTAAAGTTATCAAGATTTTTAATCACTTCGACACCTCTTGATTTTTTGACTCCTGATATTGTACAGCCAAAATATGTTTTGTCTTTTGTTTCTTTATAAGCATTAAAACAATACTTCTTTGCGCCTAAAGTTTTAAAATCTTTGTACTCGGGTTCATATTTGTCTGACTTTATATCGGACTCACAATCAAAATATCCGATATAATATTTTTTGCCGTCAATTTCAACAAAAGTATTAGTTTCTTCGCAAAGCTCATATATCCAATTATTTAATTCTGTCAATTTGTCAAAATTAAAGTTAGTTGCTTTGCAACTGTCTGTATCACAATAAATGTATGAGCTTTCCGCACATGCTAAAATCCTACGCAAATGCTTTCTCGCGTGGGCTGTTGTGTATACACCCCACACATAAGGCAGTACACTTTTTTCACTTTGCTCTGAAATAGATTTTTCATCTGGAATTTTAAAACCGCTTGCGTCAACCTTTTCTTTATATGCAATATCATTTTCATACATTGCATATGAAAATTCTTGCCATTCATTTTCCAGATACAACATAATAGGGTGAATGGGATCTGTTGCCGCCATGCCATAAATACCGTTTAATTTATTTTTAGCTTTCATCAAATCATACTCCGCTTCTTCCCTCTCTTTGCTATTTGGGGCGGTATGCTTTACAGCTATTTTAAGTTTTGTTTTTGCTGTGAAGTACTCCATGATTACACTTCTTACATCGTCTGGAATATACCCATAACGTGCTGTATAGAGAGTATCTTCTATTATTTCAACGCTATCAAAATCATAGCATTCTTCAATTATAGAAAAATCAATATCTGTTACAGTTGTTTCTAGCTCTGTTGCTTTCCACACTCTGCCGTTGTCGGGGTCAACCCCTTGCAAGTTACGGCATTTGCTTATAGATAGATACGGATTGTATTGATCTTCTTTAAGTCTTACATTTGTAAGCTTTATTTGTGCTATCCATGCAAGCTCTTTACTTTTTATGTATTTTAAACATTTTGATGTTACGGGCATTTTTTCAAATGCCGTCACTGGAAACTTCATCAAAAGAAGCATAGCTGGATACATGCTGCTAGCATCAAAACTATAAACGTCATGATAGATTTTCGCGCACTTTATCATGTTGGCGTGAGTATCACCACCACGGAAAGCCTCTTTTAAAAGTTTATATGTTTTGTCTGTTAAAGCTAGCTTTTTCTTTAGCATTCTGGTGGTAGTGCCTTTTCTTATAGCTCTTTTCATATCACGTCTCACATAAGAAGTACTTGTCAGCGGCACAGTTGCAATTGTATCTTTATCTTTTGTAAGCATGTAACTGATTGCTTCCCAAAGTCCTAAAGTATCATTGATTATATATCCCCACTCTATAGGATTGATATAACTTTCGTTGTGCCTGATAAGAGAGTAATCCAAGTCCCCTTTTGCTTTTATGTGTTGGCATCCAGCCATTTTTTTCGTGAAGTTATCGAGTGACATATTAGTTAGCTTATAACTACACCTCAGTTCAATACCACGCTTCTTTAATCGCCACACAAGCGGTTTACGTTTACCAGTTGCAAACACTTCGCTATAATCGTTTAAATATCCAATCATAAAGGAAAATTCAAACGGAAGATTGTGAACGTAAATTACAAAATAGCGTGACTCGCTAGTATTATAATAGGCTTGAATTTTATCAAGTAAAACAATAAAATCTTTCCAGTATCTACCCTGTACTTCTTCTCCGTCAATACAAGCCGACCAAACATACATAAAAGCGTCAATAGGCTTTGTCACTTCTTCGCCTTGATCATCTTTTTCAATACGTGTCCGTGACGTTGTTTCAATGTCAAAAGTTCCAAATTGATCAATATAATAGTGACTGCCTTTCTTTTTGCCTAAAGGTTTATGCAAGGAAAAGCCATGTGACGGCACATAGTCCGTCACTGACTTTACTTCTATATCATCATATTTGTTTGACCTATTTAAACATTGAACTATCATAATTTACAACTCCTGTCTTATAGACTTTGGTTTTGGCTTCGCTCGCTTGCTCTTATATAGTTTGTTTGCCGCTTTAAATTCTCTAGCTTTATCTTTCCATGATAGCGAACTGTTCTGTATAAGTGCAACTCGAAATTCTGCTTGATCTCTCACAGACGGGTATAAATCTTCAAAAGTGCTAAAGATTTCATTCAATCCCTCACGTATGTTTGTATTAAGTGCCTCAGTTAACATTGTAACTATTTGATCACTTGATAGCTGTGCATACTTTTTATCTGATAGATATTGCAACGTGTTAAAAAGTTTATCACGGATATTTTTGGAAAGATTGGAAATGTCAACCCCGTAACGTTCTTTAAATGTTGCTACTCTTTTATTTTCTACTTCGATGCTACCGCGGGCGGTTGAAACTTTTGCTTCAAGATAGTGCAAAAGCTTGTTTTCAAGTGCTCTCAACTCACGGATTGAAAAATCTTTGTAAACTGCTTTTCCAGTTGAAACATAAGAAGCATTATAAGAAACATGCTTGTTGAAGTAGTCAACAGCATCCTGGTATCTGAAAAGTGCCGTTCTATCTTCCGTGATTCTGCCTTTTGATATTGCTGTTGTTAGTGTTTTGGCGCGCTTGTTTGCAACGTTGGCAAGTTTGCCGACACGGGCGATATACTCCGCTTTACTGGAAGTGGACTCGATAGAATCGTAGTGACAACGTGTGAAATATTTTGCCTGGATTTCTGTTTGTTTCATAACTCGATTCCTCTCTTTTCTAATTCTTCTTTTACAATGTCATATTTATAGTTATGTGGTGTGATTTCTCTGAAAATGTTGCCAATTTCCTTTTCAGTGTAACCGTGATTTTTCAAGACTAAAACAATATACTGCACAGCCTCAGCCCCCTCTTTATATGAACACTTCATTCCATCCGAGGACGTTTTATACCATGTTGTCATTTTAAGATCAGACACCGCTTGCACTAACATTGCGTGTTGGAACATTTCATAAGGTGTTAGCTTACTATTTATAATGCCGTCTTTAGGTCTTTTCATTTCTTTATATCTCCTTGAGTTTTTCTTTTATTGTATCATGGAGTTGTTAACAAATAAAGGATAAATTATGAACAGAATGTTAATAAATTATTGTTATAGTTGGTATAGAACAGCAAGACGAACAAATGTACTGACTCGAACAGATGTATCAATAGCCGAG